CATATTATGTGTATAAATTGTGTGAATATTGTGCAGGGTTGGACGGACCAGGGAGTTTGTAATTAGTTATTGAATTGTGTATAAAATTCTGATATATTCATCTCAGATAGAGATCCTTAATTCTTAACCAGAAGGCCCAGAAGGCTATGGATTCGGTTGGTTACCTTTACTCTATCATTGGCCGTGGTATATACTGCGGCCTATTTTATTACAATCAATAAGGAGGTTATATTATGGAACTATCAAAGCGTGGATTAGAATTAATCAAATCATTTGAGGGGTGCAGACTTACTGCATATCAATGCGCAGCAGGTGTATGGACTATTGGTTATGGTCATACATCCGGAGTTAAGAAGGGTGATAAAATCACTCAGGATCAGGCAGATGCATTTTTGAGAGCAGATTGCTCCAGGTTCGTTAAGCATGTTAATGAAATCAATAATAAGTATCATTATGGATTCAATCAGAACGAGTTTGATGCCTTGGTATCTTTTGCTTATAACATTGGAAATATTAAGCAATTAACTATGAACGGTCAGAGAAATAAGTTTCAGGTAGGTTATAATATGCAGTTCTATGTAAATGCTGGCGGCAAAAAGTTAGCTGGCTTGGTACGTAGAAGAGCAGCAGAGTATAAGCTATATACTACTCCGGTAGAAGCTGAGCCGGTAGTAGTTAACAAGCCAAATGAATCTTATAAGGTAGGTAAGGTATATACAACTCAGGTCAATTTAATGGTACGTAAAGCTCCATCTGCTACTGCTGCTAAGGTAGGTTATGCCGGACTTACTGCATCTGCTAAGAAAGCAGATCCAGATAAGAATGGTTCAATCGCTAAGGGAACTAAGGTTACTTGTAAGGAAGTAGTTAAGGATACTTCCGGAAATACCTGGATTAAAATTCCATCCGGATACATTGCAGCAATTTACAAAGGGGAGGTTTATGTTAAATGAAAACACAAATTAATTTTGCTAGCGTAATTATTGGTATCATTGGATATGCTTTCGGCGGCTGGACTTTAGCCTTACAAACGTTAGTATTTGCTATGGTGGTTGATTATGTTACTGGCCTGATTGTGGCATGTAAAAAGCGTAGCAATAAAACTAAATCTGGTGGGCTTTCTTCCAGTGTTGGAGCTATGGGATTATTAAAAAAAGTAGCTACATTAGCATTATGTGCCGTTGCTTATCGCATTGATATATTAGTACATAGTGAAGGCTTATTATATAATGCAGTTGTATGTTTCTACATTAGTAATGAAGCTATTAGCATTTTAGAGAATTTGGGCAAGCTAAAGGTTAAGATTCCTAAGAAGCTAAGAGTGGTATTAGATGCATTGCAGGAGGAAGCCAATGGAGATTAGATTATATAGCTTTTCTAAGCGTGATAAGTCAACTAAGCGGCCAACTATAGAGGGTTATACTACTCTTTATGTGCAGCTAAAAGATGAGTGTACAATTACCAGGCCGACTTTTCTGGTCCAGAATGTTCAACCGGTATCTGCTAATTATATCTATGTGCCTAAGTGGGATAGATATTATTTTATTAATGAACAGACTAGCATTGATAGCCAGTGGGAGATTCAATGTGTAGAGGATCCATTAGCATCCTTTAAGGATGATATTGGAAATACTTCTGCTATGGTATTGTATGCTTCTGGATCTACTAAGAATATTGTAGATAATCGTATTCCGGTATTAGCTCCATTGATTAAGGGGCATACGTATAAAGCTCCTACCGGATTTACTTTTACCGATGGCCAGGCCGGAGCTATTATTTTAGGTATTACTGGTAAGGGTTCTTTTGGACCGTATTTGATGCAGGATTCAAACAAGATTAAAGAAATCTTAAATGGCGTAGATGCCTGGACGATTACCAGCATCACATCAGTAGTAGAAGCTTCTCAGCAGCTATTTTATGGTGGCTCTGCTGCTGAATGTTTCAAGTCGGCTTTTAAGCTTCCAATGGTAATTGGTGGCGGTGCAGTATCTACCGGAAATGCAGAGCCATTGTATCTTGGTAATTATCCATGTAAGGATTCTAATGGTAATGCTATTACTGGTTATCACATTGATAAGCCTATTATCTCTTCTGGTACTGAGATTGATATACCGTGGCAGTCTAGCGACTGGAGAAGGGTTAGCTCTCTTACTACCATTAATGTATATATTCCATTTTGTGGCATGGTAACTATTCCGGCTACTGAATGCCAGGGAGTTAATAAGCTTCATGTACAGATGGCAGTTAATGTTACTTCCGGAGATATTGCAGTACAGATTAGATTAAATGATGCGAATGGTCAGATTATCGGTAATGCTTCCGGTAATTGTGCTATTCCGACTGCATACGGATCTACCGGAATTGATACAACTAAATTCGTACAGAGTAACGTAGCCGGTATCGGTTCAGCAGCAGCATTAGGAGTTACATTAGCTACCGGAGGCTCAGCATTAGCAGTAATCGGAGCTGGTACGGCGTTAGTTGGTGCAGCTATTAGCTTACATCAGTCAGAAGGTGGCGTAGCTTCTGGATCTGCCGGATTAGGAGGAGGTGCAATTGCGGCCTTAGATAAGGTAATTCATGTATGGGTTAGCCAGATGCAGCTAACGGATAGTCAGGCCAATATTAATCCTATTCTTGGTAAGCCTTATATGGGAGTTGATACTATTGGAAGTTTCTCCGGATTCGTACAGACGGATAATTTTCAATTTGCATCCAGTAGAGCTTATGCATCAGAGATTTCTGAGATTAATGCAGCATTAAATTATGGTATCTATTATGAGTAGGTGATTATATGGCATGGCATTATGTAATTACAGATGCTGCTGGGTGGACAATTCCATTTAGCCAGGAGCAAACAGATAACGCTAGAGAAGTATGGGATTTCTTGCGTAATGCCGGATGGACCGAAGAGGCGGCTGCAGGTGTACTTGGTAACTTCCAAGCAGAATCCTATATTAATCCGGGCCAGTGGGAAATTGGCTATAATTACTCTATGAGTTATGGTACTGGTTTAGGCCAATGGACTCCAGCTACTAAGGTAAGTGATTATGTAGGTTCTACTAATCATGATGCAATGGCTAATGGTCAGAAGCAAATGGAGTTATTACTTTTAGTACCCGGGCAGTATTCTGATATTTATTTGAATCCAGATGGAAGTTCTACCTATTATAACGAATCCGGATTACCATATCTGGATACGATGGCAGCATATTCATCCGGTACTGGTACAGTTGGAGAAATGACTAAGTTATGGGCTATTTGCTGGGAGCGTCCGAGAAGCACTTATTATGCTGATAGTATTCATGGGCGTATTTCTGCTGCTCAACATTGGTATGATGAGTTTCACGGATCAGGACCAGAACCATCAGAGGATGATATTATCCCGGTGTTATTTTTTACAAAATGTATAAAATAAATTGACTTTTTGCAAAATTCGTGTAAATAATGAACATAAAGGAGGTAACCTATATGAAGTATAGCGAAAAAATGCAACTGTTGTTGAAGGGTGTCAAGATGGATGAGATTAAGGTACTAGAAGCGCAAGAGGCTCAGGAGCTGGAGGAAGAGCAGAAGAAAAAGCTAGAATCTAATGATGAGATGGAAAAAGTGAAAAATGAAGCATTGGAAGCAGCTAATTCTCTGGTAAAAGAGCTTGAAGCAAAATTGGAAGCCAAGGATTCAGAGCTGAAAAAAGCAAATGAAGATTTGGAGGCGTTGAATAATAAGCGCACTTTGGAAGAGCAGCCTACAGAATCTAAGGCTTCCGATGTATTTAAGGAACTGTTTAAGCCAACAAAGGAGGTATAAGTTATGGCAGTTAATTCTATGACATTCCAGCAGTCAGCTACCTTGATTAATGAATTGAAGGAGATGATGACTGGAGAAAGTGCATTAGCACCAAAAGATGAATCTGAGTTCGTCGCAGTAGGTACTACATTATTGCAGCAGGGGTATGATCAGTTAAATACTGCTATCAGTCAGTTGTTAACCAGAAGCATCTATGCTAGTAGAGCTTACACCATGATTTACCCATCTATCGCACGTGATGAGGAAAGATGGGGCGGCATTGTTCGTAAGGTAACTACTCTTGATTTGGATCTGATTGATGATGAAGCATTCAATCTTCCGGATGGTCAGACCGGACCAGACCCATTCCTGGTCAATAAACAGAAGTCTGTACAGTTCAACTTCTATGGCGGCAATATCAAAGAGCTGGTAGTTACTACTACTCGTGATCAGATTAACCAGGCTTTTTCTGGTTCAGCAGATTTCGGTAGCTTCATGGGCGCACGTGCTCAGAATTTGGTTAATCAGCTTAACCAGAAAATTGAGGTTGAATCTCGTGCAGTAGTTAACAACATGATTGCAGCAGCAGTAGCGGCTGGCGGTGATCGTGTAATTCATGTACTTACTGAGTATAAGGCTGCTACCGGTAATACCACTATTACCGCAGCTAATTACTTATCTAATGCAGAATTTGTACCATTCGCTAAGTGGTTATATGGCCGCCTGAATACTCAGAAGAGATTCATGGCAGAGCGTACTAATAAGTATCACGCTAATATTACTACTTACAACGGAGCAGCATTGGCTCATCCAATCCTTCGCCATACTCCTGATCAGTACATGAATATTTTCATGTTATCTCAGTTTATGGATCAGGTTGATAGCTCTGCTCTTTCCGGTATCTACAATGAGCAGTTGTTAGACCTTGGAAGTTTTGAGAGAGTCAACTACTGGCAGGCTATTGATACTCCGGATTCTATTAAAATCATTGCAAATGAATTGCAGGCAGACGGAACTTGCGCAGCTTCCGCCGCAGCAATTGAGCAGGAAGGAATTATCGGTGTACTGTTCGATGATGAAGCATTAGGAATTACCGTAATTGATGAGGGCGTTGACTCCATCTACAACCCAAGAGGACGTTACTACAATGATTGGTATCATTGGACTACTCGCTGGTACAATGATCAGACAGAGAATTTCGTGGTACTGCTCTTAGATTAATAAGGAGGTGGCGGCTATGCCAACATTACCTTACTACTATCAGACCATTAACAATATGAGGGGACATAGAGTCCCCTCAGAAGCTATTTGTTATGACTCTGATACCTATTATTTTTTCTGGAGAAGTTTATACCAGCGGTTAGTTACTCGATTTGAAACCAAAGTGCCGGAGAACTGGGATAAGGATATTTTCTTATTTAGTTTGTGTGCTTTTGGCTTCATGGGAGTATTTGATACCAATAAGTACGCAAGTACCAATGGGGAAAAATTTGGAATTATCCCGGCAAGATCTACGGTATCCGGTGTTGGTGTACAGATGCAGCCCACAAAAATTATTACGGCCAATCCTCATTTTTATATGAGAGAGCCGGAATTAATTTATGAGGGTGCTGGTCTTATTAAGTTAACACCGGATTATTGTGGTATTCTTGAAATTGTAGATTTCTACGCTCAGCGGTTGTCTATGTTGTGGTCTACAGTTGACCAGTCTATTATTAATAGTAGATTTGCCTACATTGTATCAGCCAATTCGGAAGCAGCAAATGCTACTCTTAAAGCTATCTTTGATCAAAGAAATTCCGGCAAGCCGTTAATTGTGTATGATAAGGATAAGCTAAAGAAGAAAACGGCCGTTGATAAAACTGCACCTCTTTCTGATCAAGACCCATTTGAAGTGTTAGATTTGAAAGTTGGCCAGAATTACATTACGGATAAGCTTCTTATGGATTACCGTACTATCATGAACCAGTTCGATACTGAAATCGGTATTCCGAATAATCCGATGGAGAAGCAGGAGCGGCTTATTTCTAATGAGGTAGAATCCAACTCTGCGGAAACAGTATCCAGATTTGAATGCTTTATGGATTGCCTGGATGAATCTATCAAAAAGACCATTAAGGTATTTCCTACATTAGAAGGAAAGCTATCTATTAAGGCCCGTGTATATGACACCGGACAGACCGGAGCAAAAGAGGCCGGAAGGGAGGTAACCAATGCTAAGCAAGTTGACGTTGATCGGACTGAATAAGTATTCAGACGGAGCGTTATGGGAGAAGTTGGTACTTCCGGAAGGAATGGACCCTGAATTATTCATTAATGAATGCTTACGGCAGGGCGGAGAGTTCCCGGTACTTTATGCAGATCTTGAATTCATGAAATTCCAAATCGGGGAGTGGTCCAAGAAATGGCTGCATAATTTTGACCGATGGTGGAAAGCTTATCAGTTTGAATATGAAGCTCTTTTCAATTTGGACGTAAAGTCTACCCGGACTGAAATCGGTAACAACTCCGGTGAGGTTCATTCTACCGGCGGCAGTAATGATACCGCTACACTTCAGAAAGCGGCGTATGACTCTAACACCTTCCAGAATACCCAGCAGACTATTACTGGTGGTAATAATCATGTGGATAGCTCCAATAGTGCTAATCACGATATTACTATAGAAGAAGTCCGGCAAGGTAACCAGGGCGTTACAATGAGTCAGGAGATGTTATTAGCGGAATACAATGCATGGAGCTACAATATCTATAATCACATGGCGGAAATATTTGTATCTGAAATGTGTATTTGCATTTATTTATAGGAGGTGAGTATATGAGCTTTCCTTGGAGTATCAAATACCCGAATGTTAATAATGAAATCCAAAATCTGGACTGGACCTTAGATGAGGTAAAGAAGTTCGGAGAACGGTTAGATACAGTTACTGAGGGTATTTTAGCTGAGGCCAATAAGTACACAGATGAGCAGCTTGCTAATTATCAGACCCAGATTGAGGAAATCCGGAATGAGTTTAACCAGATTGTTGATGGGTTAGAAAATGATTTTGACAACTTGAAGATTCAGATTAATCAGAGCTTACTCCAGATGGAGTTGAAGCTGATTGATTTGCAGCAGCAGTTAGCAGCTGATATTAATGCAGTCAATGCCCGGACGGATTTAGCCATTGAGCAGAATAACGAGTATCTGCTTTCTCATATGGCGGAAGAGCTTGGTAAGATTAAGGTACTTAATTACTTTACCGGAGAATATATTCCGGTTCAGGATATGTTTGATTATCTGGCTAGATTGCATGCTACAGATGCTATTACAGTATCTGATCTGGTAAGCCGTCAGAAGGATGTTAACACTTTGGTTGCTCTTAATATGACCATGACACAGCTGGCCATGAATGGAGCTAACATTATCCCACAATAATAAGGAGGTAAGTATATGAATACAACAACCAATTACGGACTTAAATTATATGAAGGAACGGATTTATTTAACCCGTTAGTGGTTGAAAATCCAAACGCTGGAGATATTGATACTGCACTTAAAGCCGTATCTGATAATGCAGTGGGTACTGCTACCGAATTAACTACCGGTACTGTTCACGCTATTACAAGAGCTGATGCTGACCGCAATGTATTTTTGTTCGTAGCAACCAGCAACTTTACCGCCGGTGATACATTTACCTTGGATGGTAACCAGGTATCTGCATTAACACCGGATGGCCAGCAGTTAGCTACTGGCTCTTATGTAATCGGATCTAGTGTATTATGTGCGCTGCATGATACATTGATTACTGTATACGTTAACCCGGCTAAGGCTAAGGATGCTGACATGCTGGATGGTCATGATAGCAGCTATTATGCTACCGATGAAGATCTGGATACAGTAGCAGGTACTATTCAGGCAGTATCTGATAAAGTAGGAACTGCAGTATTGACTACTACCGCTCCTGATCTTTCCGGTGCAGTTAATGAGTTAAATACACACTTAACGCCCGTTGATATTTCTAACAATATCACCCAAGATACACCGGTTGCAACGATTGGAACAAAGCGATGCTATAAGATGGGTAGATTGGTTATTTTTTCATTCTATGTAAACTTAAACACCGCATTGTCAAATGGTAGCGCAATCTTCGGTGGATTGCCAGCACCTGACGATACATCTATTTTGTTGGATTGTGTTGCCACTACTAGCGGTAATAGTTTCCCGATTCAGTTCCATATCACAAATAACTATTTGAGCGCATTTTATCCACAGAGCGGTATCACGGGAAATGGTAGTGCCGTTAGTGGTACTATTGCATATATCTCTGCAACTTAAAGTAATCTTTATAACATTTGGAACGTACCGCCGTACCTTCGGGGCGGCGGTCTAATAAGCGTGGAGAAAAAATGAGTTTGACAGAGTTATTAACACGTAATCAACCTAAATGGAAGGTTTGTTGGTGGGTATTAAGTGCCAAGGCAAAAGCTAAATTACATTGGCTTGTCAGCAAATTAAAGTAATCACTTTAACCTATATCAGGTTCTCCTTACGGAAGGACACCCTGCACAATTGCAGGGTGTTTTTCTTATGCACTTTTACTAATTTACTTTTTATACACATACACATATAATCATACTTGTAACAAGGTAACCAACCCACAAACAGTCAAATTATTTTAAGGAGGTAGCTAATATGAAATTAGCAATTTTCGCAAAGAAGTTAACCAGCAGAGAAGGTAGACCATTCGCAAAGTATTTTACTACTCTTACTAAGAAGAGTGGCGAAGAGATCATGGTCCAGGTAAAGTTCCGGGAGGACTGCGGAGCACCGAAGCCGGAAGAATGCCCTATGAATATTGTAGTTGATAAGACCGACTGCAATTACCGGGAAAAGACTTCTTCCTATGTAGATGAGGATGGCAACGAAGAAGAGTATACTGCAAAGACTCTTTGGGTATCCGCTTGGACCATGGGAGAGCCTTACGTGGATACTTCTATGGATGAGTTTGAAGATTAAGCAGCCGGCAGAATACCGGGAGTGGGCCGGAGGTATTCCGGCCCTTTTATTATAGGAGGTAATAATATGGCAATAAAAGTAAAACCAAATAGAAACATTCGGAAGCAGATTCTTCTAGATGATGAAACTGCTACAAAGCTTAAGTTTTTAAGCCTTACTAATTACATTAGTGAAAATGAAATTATTAACCGTGCGCTTCATGCATACTTAGCAAGAAGCAAATTCCCAACGCTGGAGGAAATGAAAAATGCTGGTAGTTCAGATGAAAAAGGTTCTGCTGAGTAATCAGTACACTGTACTAGGATTTAGCAGATCATTTAATGATAATGGAGATGAGTGCTTAGAAGTATGTTTTGCTGGTCCAGCAGGTCTAATTCCTGATAAGTATATGATGAACCGGGCCAGCTGTGTATATGCAGATAAAAATGGTTATATCATTATTGAAATGAATTAGGAGGGATTACAATGATTGAAGTGAAGAATACGCCGGAAGGTATCTTAGTAAACGTATCTGGCTCTGCTAAGGATTTAGCTAATGAGCTTAGATTATTAACGAAGCAAATCGTTAACCATCCACAACTTAACAGAGCATTCCAGGCAGCTATTTATTCTGCCGGTGGTATTGAGTACGTTAAGGATCTAGTTGAGCAGTACGGCATCTGGGTTGAAGCTTGCCATAAAGTAGATATGGAGGAAGAGAATAATGCTACTAAGTGAATTATATAGAGTGCTTCCAAATGATGAACGTGTGCAAATAAATCAAGGTAAAGATTTTGTATTAATAATAGAGGCTAAAAATATACCAGCTTATTTATTGGATGCATCTATTAAAGAAATTACTGCTACACAAAGGTATAATAATGGTACTCAGCGTGAACGTGAACTTAACGCCTATGTAAAGATTTCATTATGCGAATAATAATTATTATGGCTATGGCAATTAATATAATAATTGCTATAGCCGTGTGGAAGGAGCTGAAGAAATGACTAATATTGAAATGACTCAGCTGCAGATAAAAGCTTTCAATAAGGCCTTATCCAGAGCGGATAAGGCTAATTTAATTAGTGATGATATTTATGCAGCTATCTCTGATTTGATTGACCCGGAGCGCATGACCAAATCCGGTTATGGAAAGGCCGGTAAGAAGTACCTGGAGAGCATGAGCGCAGAAGAATTACTAGCTTATGGCTCTGATATTGAGGCAGCAAAAGATTTGCTGGAAATTAGCAAACTATCCAACCAGTTTGATATTTCCGCTGCAAAAGACCCTAAAGGATTATTATGGGGATTGTATCAAAAATTAGAAGATGCTGGATTAGGTTTCGATTCGGATCCAGTAGATGATGTGTTAAGAGGAAATGTGAATGTAAGCGTAAAAGATTTAGCTCTTAAAATGAATAAATACCTAACAGATGAAAATTATGGATTAAGTGATTTCAAAGAGTGGTTCGATAGTCAAGCTGCTCTTGGATAGGAGGGGTAATGCAGCGAACACATCTTAGGAAGGACGTATTTTGGACCTTTGACATAGAAACAACTACATTAATAACCGGATTAACCGCTGATGGTAACCCGGAACGCAACGCCATTATCTGGAGCGGTCAATTTTATGATGGAACTGACTACACGCAAGTGAGAAGCTTGTCTGATGTAGTACACCAGCTGGAGCTTATTGCTTATGATAACCGAGATAATCCATATAAAGTTGCTATATTCGTGCATAACTTAAGCTATGAATTTCAATTCATTAAGGACTTTTTTAAGTTCGAGAAAATCTTATGCACTGCTGAACGAAAAATTATAGCTGCTGAAACTGACCAGCTTGTATTTAGATGTAGCTACTTCTTATCTAATATGGCATTGGATAAATTTCTTAAGAGTGAAGGAGTACCGGAAGAATATCGAAAAACTAATATGGATTACTTAGTTGAGAGATACCCTTGGACTCCATTAACTCCGGAAGAAGAGGTATATTGCGCTAATGATGTTATCGGCCTTCATATGGCAATATCAAAGCGCATAGCTGCTGAACATAACGCTGATATTAATAACCTACCGTTAACCAGTACCGGGTATGTACGTAAGGCTTGCCGGAAAGCAGTAACCTCTAATAAGAAAAACCGCTATAGATTTATCCGGGAGAGATTAGACCGTGATACCTTTACTATGTGCCACAAAGGATTTAGAGGCGGTAACACCCATGCAAATAAAGCCTTTGCCAACAAACTTATAATTGATACTACCGAGTATGAATCTAAGCGCAGCTATTATGATGAGATTCTAAAAGGAAAACCATTTGTTTTATCTGATGGTGGAATCGGATCTGAAGATATACGAAGCTCTTATCCTACTGAAATTGTACTACGTAAGTATCCGACTAAATTCTTTGACATGAAGCCATTTAAACAGAAAGAATTTGATTTCTATCTTAAAAATTGGGAAGATTGGGGAATGCTTATAGAAGTTAGCTGGAAGGATTTAGAGCTTATCAATCCGCTTGCCACACCAGTTCCTTACATATCCGTTAGTAAATGTAAGCCGCTTAAGTTTTACACAAAGCTTGAAGATGGTAAAATGAAAACATTACCAAACCAGATTGATAATGGTAGAATCCTCAAATGTGAATACTGTAGTACCGTAATTTCCGAGGTGGATTACCTGATCATTAGGCAACAGTATCGATTTAGCGAAGAACATATTACCCGGGTGAAAGTTGCTAAAAAGAAGTACCTAAGCAAAGAGCTGGTTGAAACGGTACTTAAATTTTACTACGATAAGACCACGCTAAAACAAGATGAAGATAGCCCGGATTTTGACCCTGAAAAGGATGCTGACTATAATCTGGCGAAACGTCTGCTCAATGGTATCTATGGAATGCACGTAACTAACCCGTGTAAACCTGATTATGTATTTAATGAAGAAACTAATATGGTAGAACTAAAGAAGTATTACCATATTGAAGATGACCCTGAGAGCGGAGAACTTACAGAGGATGAATTAACTGAATTACTACTAGATGATTATTATAGCAGCTATAGCAGTTTTCTTTCGTACCAGGTAGGCATCTGGGTAACCGCCTATGCGAGATACCATCTCGAAATGGCAATTTCGATATTAGGCAATAAGCGTAACGGAGGTAAGACTTCTGACCTAGTATACTGTGATACCGACTCGGTTAAGTTCATTAATCCGAATGATCATATTAAAGATATAGAAGCTCTTAATGAAATATATATTAACATGGCTAAGAAACGAAACGCATATGTTGATTATAATGGTAAACGTTATTACCTAGGTATATTTGAATTTGAAGGAATTAGCCAGAAATTCAAAACGTTTGGAGCTAAAAAATATATCTATGGAAGTGATGACCATTTCAAGATTACTATATCCGGAGTACCTAAGAAAAAAGGCCATGAATGTATCGAAAAGGATATTAAGAAAGGTAAGCTTAAAACTCCATTTGATATTGAAAAGGGCTATGTATTCCGGGCTATTAAGACCACTTCTACTTACATGGACCATGATTGCTTACATGTATATGAACATGATGGCAAAAAGGTATACTACGCTTCAAACATAGCGATGTATCCTAATAGCTATACACTAGGATTATCTAATGATTTTGAATTACTGTTAGAGCAGTACAAAGATATTATGGAGGATTAATTATGATGGAAGAATTTTGTAAAAAACATGCTGCTGAACTGTATAAAAACCTTCTTCATGAAGCTATCTATGAAATAGATAGAGCAGTAAAAAATAAAGGATTTGAAGGCACTGATTTTGAATTTAATTCTCATGATCAGTTGCTATTTGAATTAATCAGAACTGAACTTATCAAAGCCAGCAAAGAATTAGAGAGGTGAAATTATGAAACTAGTACATGGTATTTTCATTGATATTGAAGATTCTGATCTGGCTAATCTTAATATATTATTTGGAGCACGTGGACCTGGTAAAACATACTCCAGAGGTAAACATAGCATAGAAGCCGCTATAGCTGATGAAACTGATAAATCTAAATTCATATGGCTACGTGATACAGAGGCCGTAGTACAGAAGTTAGTTCCTGGTAATGCTTTTATTTCGCAAATAAGAAATCAAGAGCCAGATTTTCCGGATGTACGAATTGTTAAAACAGAAGGAAACTATAACTTCATATTAAACCCTGACACCGATAACTATAGAAGTCTGGGCTACTTAATGGCTCTTAGTACCTTCCATAATGCTAGAGGTGTTTCCTATGATGATGTAAAAGATATAATATGGGATGAGTTCATACCAGAAGAAGGAACTGTCATAAAGAAAAATCAAGGTCAAATATTCCTTAATATGTATGAATCAGTTAACCGTAACAGAGAAATTGAAACTCCAACTCATAAAGCAGAACCTCCAGTACGTATTACTTTTTTATCAAACTCTGAAGATATTTTTTCCGATGTACTAGAGGATTTAGGCGTATCATATCTAATAGAAGAAATGAACCTAACAGGCCAGCGTGTATATCGTGATGAAGATATATGGATTGAAATGATAGATGCAGCAGAATTTAGAGAGAAGAAAAAAGATACCTTCATCTATCGTATCAATAAGAACCAGAAATTTATGGATAAAGCACTTAATAACAAATTCGTATATAACAAAGCTCTTATTAAGCGTAATGTTAACCTTAAAGGCTCAACCGGCCTATTTAACTTAAGTAACCGCTATGTATTAATCCAACTAGCAGATGGTAGCTTATACTGGAAGCTAGGCACATGGAAGAACATTATGACATATGATATGGATAATGATCAGGAAGCTATTCTATACAGATTGTTATTTAATGATAAGCTACGCTTACAGTACATAGCTGGAAATATGTTTTTCGATTCAATCTATACTCAGCGTAGAATTTTAGAACTAAGTAGGATATAATATCTATATCATAACTATATGTGGTTATCCCCCATACAACTACATACTTTTCTTTAGAGGCTGCCTTACTAGGTAGCCTCTTTCTCCGTCCAACCCTGCACAATATTCACACAATTTATACACATAATATGCACATGTTGTGTGTAGATTATACACAATTAAATGTCTGACAATTTGCTGAATTGTGGGAAAATGAGGCCCAATTGTTTGAATTGTCTAGCATATTT